CTCTTCCAGTTCGTAATTGGACATTTGTCCTACTCCCTTTTCATGTTAGTCGCTGGCCACAATGCAGTCGGGGAAATGCATTGGCTCCAACTTCCGGGTTTATACTCATCTCAAGTTCCGGCATTTCTAGAGATGGAGTGGGTGTCCGGGTCTCGAACCCGGATGATTGCCAATCACCCTATTGCTTAAACTGATTTAGTTTTTAATGCTGTTCTACCGATTGCACTAGTTCCTTGGAACTGTGCTGCACCGGTTGCTCTGATTCGTGCTGCTTGAGCCTGAGCTTGTACATCTCCACCGAACTCGGCAGCGATTGCTTCCTTGGCTCCAAAGTTCTCGCCATAGATAGCAGCAAGGTTTCCAGTTGTCTGGAGTTCACGCTGTACCTGTGAATACTTCTGGCGTTGAGTTGCATAGCCAAGAGATCCTGCACCATAGCCCTGAGCCATCTGTGCTTCTTCTGCTGTAAGTCCTTCGATGAGAGCTGCTGCTGTATTCATATTCTTACCAGCAATGTTTTCAAGGATTGACTGACCCTTTGCTGGGTCAATCAAGTATGCGGCGATGGCCTCATCGCCAATACCGTATAGATCCTTCAGTTGCTTACGAACATTGGAATCTGTACCAGTAGTTACAAAGTCACGATATGCCTGAATGACATTTGCTACATCGACATTGGTTAGGTTGTTCTTTAGAAACATCTGGAAGTCTTGTGTCTGGTCATAGAACCCTGTTGGCATATTGTATGAAGTCAATACCTTCTGGTACTCATCTTCCATTCCAACGATTGTCTTCTCATCTAGTGCCTTGTAGCCTTGGGCAAGACGAGCTTCGTTAACGCTACCGAATCGATCATAGTAAGACTTGGTGTTAATCAACTGAAGATAGAAACCTTCTGATGTTGTAGGAATCTCATCAAATGCCTTACCAAAGCGATCTACGCCCTTGCCAGCAAAGATTGCTGCAATGTCGTCACCGACCTCCTTGATACCCATCTGGGTGAATCTCTCACGGATAATGTCAAATGCTGATTTACGCTGGGCTGCAATCTGTTCTGCCTTAGCAGTCTCCAATGCCTTCTGCTGTGCAGCAAGCATCTCTTGGAATTTTTGGTTTTGAGCATTGATTGCATCTTGAATCAGTTTATTAACATCATCTGTTGTTACTCCTGCTGGTGTTTCAGGAGCAGGGATTATGTCCTTAGTTCCATCGTCATACTCAGTAATCTGTACACGGTTTGCACCAGATCCTGAGTAATACTGACGAACTACCTTTTTACCAGTTTGAGTTTTGGTACCGACTATTTCAGTAGTTCCATCGCTATATGTGACAGTAAATGTTCCATCACCATTGTCTTTACGAGAAACTTCTGTCTTACCTCCGGCAGGTGTCTGGATTCCACCCGGAGTTACGGTCTCACCAGTAGCAGTTGTGTAACCTGTTTCAGTACGAGTTGCACCTACTGGAATTGGGCCAGTAAACATGGTTGATGCGTTTTCTGGAGTTACCGGGGTAAACATAGTGGTTGCTCCGGCAGGAACAGGAGTTCCTGATGCTGCTGCAATTCCTTGAGGGGTAGTTGTATTTACTGTGCCAGTAACTTGATTACCAGAAGTTGCTGCTGAAGGAAGTGTTACCTTTGTGTTGTTAAAGATAACTGTCTGTCCTGCTTCGGCACGAGCTGCCAAGACCGGGTTAGCTGCAAGGATTGCAGCAACAGTAGTGCCGTTGGCTCTTGCAATACCTGAAAGAGTATCGCCGGACTTAACCGTATATTTTTCTGCCATTATGGAATCACTCCGAATCTTGAACCGACATCTACGAGAATGCTGTCAGCTTTAGCTCTTGCGTTGGCTGTGTATTGCCAACGGCTGTCCTTGTATAGGTCTTGCTCGAACTGCCACAATGGAGTAACAGTCGATGTTGTCTTATCTCCTACAGTTGTAGTTGCACCAATCATCGCCTTACGGACTGTTGGATCCTCGAGATCCAATGACCCTTCTGGGATTTCAAGGATACGAGAGATTGCTCCAATGTATGGGCTTGCGATAGATAGTGGTGACTCTCCGTTGAGGATACGATCACGGAATGCTGGGAACAACTTAACCGCTTCTTGGCGAAGGTTCTCATCAATCTGTTCGTTGGATGTATCTCCAAGGAAAACATTCTTAGCAAGGTTATCTGCCGCCTCGGCAGTAAGTTTCAATCCAAACTGACGATACTTTGTAGTAACCATGATCTTATTAGCATTGATCTGTTGCTGAACTTTAGGCTGAGATAGGTACTGGTCTGTACGGCGAAGCTTCTTCTCGAAGTCGCTAATGTTAGATGAGCTGATAAGAAGTGACTGGAATTGCTTATCGTCTACCTTGAATGCAGATGCAGCAATCTCAAGATTCTTACGGTAGATGTCGATGTAGTCTGCCGCTGCTTGAGCAAAGGTATTTCCTGCACGGATGGAGTTAGCAATGTCTGGCTTGACTGTATCCAACTGGAACTGAGCAATAGTCTTAAGACCAATGTCATACTTGATCTCATCCATGCTCTTAACTTTGGCAAGGTACTGATCTCGGTATGTGTCCTTAGTTACCTGATCTAGTTTTACACCGTTAGCAAGTTCGGCTGCACCAATGAGAGCGTATGCTCTCTGATTTACATCCTTGGCCCAAGCAGTACCTGAAAGATAGGCCTCGACATTGGCTGCTGATTCTCCAGTACGAGCCATGCTGACAAGCTTGTTATAGATGTCTGGGTAACTAGCCTTGAAGTAATCAAGAAGATACTTGCTACCGTACTCACCAAGCTTTGTTTGCTGTTCTGGTGTCAATGCATTTGGATCAACAACAATACCGTTCTGGTAAGTCTTACCATTGGCAGATCCTGTGAATGGCTTACCGTTCTTTAGATATGGCTTCTCAGTAGTTCCCATGCCGGTGTACTTGTCTCCACCGCCACCAGTTCCACCGGTGCCTCCGGTTCCGCCAGTTGCCCCTGCTCCACCTTTACCACCTGTTGCACCTGCTTGCTGTGCAGCAGTTTGATTTGTTGTGACTTTGCCAGTTGCTTGGTCAGGGTTTGGATAGTTTGGAAGATTGTCTGTTAAGTCTGGGATACCATCTTTGTCAGTATCTTTTTCACCTTTGGCTCCAGTTGCTTCAGCTCGTTCTACCGGAGTTGCACCAAGCTTTACTTGACCAGTCTTGGTATCTAGTGTTGCAGTACCTTTAGTAAGACCAGTAACTTCCTGAAGAAGTTTATTCTGTTGTTCTACCGCTTGGTTGTAAAGCTTCTCTAAACGCTTTAGTTCTCTCTCATCTCCTGGACTTGAAGTTCCAGAAGCAATGTTTCTAGCAATACGCTTGATGTTGAATAGGTGATCTTCAATGTTTCCTTCGAGGGTTTGAATGCGATCATTCTTCTGCCCTACGACAAACTTAACACCTTGCTCGTATTGATTGGCTGCCTTCTTGGCAGCATTAGCCTTAGCAGCAGCTTCTGCTTCTGCTCGTGCCTTAACGGCTCTTGCCTTCTCTTCTCTGAGAAGTGCATCAATATCAATAGTGCCTTTAGGCTTGATTGTCTCTGCCATTATCGGACACCTGCAATCTTCGCTATGACATCACCGTATGAGTTAAGAGTCTTGTTGACTGCCTCAGTCTCAAGTTCTGGAGTAGCCATAATTGCTTCCTCAACGATCTGACCTTTGCCAGCCATTGATAGACCTCCAGTAGTTGTAGTTGAGTATTGGCCCGGTGCTGTCTGGGTCTGTGTTGTAATCGATGGGTTTGCTCGTTCAGCAGATGCAAGAGTCTGAATCAACTGCTTAAATTCATTGTCTCGTGGATCACGGCCAAGTTTTGCACGAAGAGCATTCTGCACGATTGCTCGTGCTTCTTCGGGAGTGGAAAGACTTGTTACTTTCTGAGTCGTTGTCTTTGGTTCTCCTCCGCCACCTTCACCGATAGCAGATAGTTTCTCTTGCCATGTACGACCACCGTCAGCATTGGCTTCACCAAGCAGTTTCTTAAATGCTTCTGTATCAGCCTTGCCCCAGTATGCAGTCTGGAAATCAGACTTAGATAGTTGACCACCTTGAACCAACAAGGCTTTAATCTGATTCTGATCTGATAGAGATTTAATCTGCTCTCCGAGAATCTGGTATACCTGAATGTCTGAAACTTGATACAGAGCAGAGTAAATCTTTCCGGTTACATCTACCTTCTTGCCAGTCTTAGGATCTGTGTAGACAACACCCGGGCGGAATACCTTGGCACCCTGTGCAGGGTATGAATTGCCACCACCTACTGATGGTGCAACATATTGATTGGTGCCTGTTGCTTGCTCTTTGGAATCATCGATTCCGTTCTTGTTTAGATCAACCATTAGTTATTTCCTGTCTCTGTTGCAAATACACGCCAGTACATTACAGAGAAATCTGGGTGTTCGGAGATGATCTGGTAAGCAGTCTGGTCTAGCCATTGTGCTACATTTTGTACGGCTTTTGCTGTAAGCGTTTTGTATCCTGCTTGTGCCACAGAATTCAAGGCTGACTCACGAGCTTGTAAAAACTTAGCCAATCCTTTGCCGGATTCAGTTTCTGCAAACTTAGGGTTGCTAAGTGCCTGAGTTACTTCCTTGACAAGTGTCTCACGAGGTACACCTGCTGCACGGAAGTCTGGCTGTCCACCGAAGTCCTCATCCAAGGCTTCCTTACGAGTCATATAGACCTGATGAGCCATCTTTGGATCTTCGCCTTGCTGGATAGCAATGGCTTCATCGCTTTGCAACTTAGCCTTACGAGCTGTGTATACATAACGAGCTGCTTCCATTTGCATTTCAGCAGGGGATAACTTGAATCGCTGGCCACGCTGTTCTTGCCACTTTGCATACTCCTGTGAGTATTGTCCACCGGGGAAGAAGAGGGCAAACGCATTTGGCAAAGCATTGGCATCTTTACGATTGTTGGTGTAGAAGTTCCAAGCATCGGTAGTTGGTGTGATACCACCACGAGATCCAGATACCAACGAGAAGAGTGCATTCTCACCGTACTTATCTGCCCACTTGGCTACTGCAATTTCGTAACTGTCTGGGTTGTTTGCACGGATCTGTAAGAAGTCGTTAAACATGAGAGCCTGAACATGGAGTTCACCCTGCTTGTCCTTTGCAAGGATCTGAGGTGCAATGGCTCCGGGAGCAACATTCTGTGTGATACCACGCCATAGGGCTAGAACTCGATTGACCTTACCTGCATCCTCAAGAAGCTTTGCTTGTGCCTCACCTGTAAGTGGGAAGTCACCGTAGCTACCTGTTGAAGCAAGGTATGTCATAAGTGGTCGAAGGGTTGAAACACTCTTCTCTTGGAAGTTGTTCATACCAAGACCATAAAGAACTCGCTGAGCCCACGCAGGTGTGAACTGCTCGATGATTCCAGTCTTACCCTCTGGGGCTCCGAATGGATAGATAATGTCACGCAGTTGGTCTGCTGCCCAACCTTCTTGGTTCTGAATAATCTTTCCCAATGAAAGCTGAATAGCAGGGCCTACACCCGGTAGCAATTCGTTACTGAATGCAAGGTTCAAAGATGGAATCGAAAGCGATGTAGGCATCGCAGGTACTGCTTCACCTACTGCTGTTGAAAGCATCCAGCCAAGTGCATTACCGGCTAGTGGAATAACCATACGAGGATCGCCATAGGTTGGATCCTTGTAAATAAATCCTTGACCCGGATCATCCCAGTTCTGGCCAGTCCATTCGTAAATGACACCTGTCTCTGGATGAGTTAGGAACTCGAAAGCATTAGCAGCCTTGTATGTACGAGCCTTGCCTTGTAGGCGGAATGTGTTGGCTACATCTGTACCAATCAACTTACCCCATGTAGCAATGGTATTACCCCACGCTGCGGCGAATGGAGCCACTAGACGAGCTGCAACTGCATATTGCTTCTGTCGCATTGCATCGTAGTAAAGCTTTTCTAGTTGTCGTGCAGCATAATTGTTAGCAACTGTATGCATATCATCGGCAGTAAGTCCTCGATCATCGAGTGTCTTGACTGCCTCACGCATACGAACCAATGCTGGGTTCTCAAACCCTGCCTTGACTCCAAATACTCTGATTGCACGAAGCTCTTTCTCTGCAATAGCAAGAACCTTTTCTGCCTCTGCCTTAGTCATAAGGTTTAGGTTCTCGGCAACGCCGTTCCAGTATTGCTGCTTAAACTCTGGGCCAAGTGCTGCTCTCTTTTCAATGGATGCAGATACTTGGAAGAACTTAGATGCTACTCGATCCCATTGTCCTCGAAGAGAAGCAACGGCACGGACATCATCTGTTGGAAGCTTGAGTTGACCGATAGCCTTTGAGATGTCAGTTGAATCAACATATCCCTTGAGGATATTGGCAAGCCATACATCTTTGGACTGTGTTCCCTTTGGGTTAAAGCCCGGTGTTCTGGCTCCATCAACTGCAACCATTGGTCGACCAGCAATGAAGTCACGGATCTCTTGACGGCCACCAGATAGGTTATCAACACCTTCTGCAACTACCTTGAAGTAGCTTTCCATAGCCTGACGAGCAATAGACTCATCTGCATCTAACATCAATGCACGGTTGAGTTCATCAACCTTAGCAATCTGTGTACGAAGCAAGATTCCCTGCTCTGTCTCGAACATAAAGTCAACGATGAACTTCTCGTAGTCACGAGATAGATCCATGCCTTGTGCTTGCTTCTTAGCAACAAAAGCTTCTGCCTCTTTGAACCAAGGCTTTACTTTTCCGTCTGCACCCTTGACTCCACCAGTAAGACCACCGGCTACAAGTCGAGCCATTGCTGACTCACGGAACTGAAGGATTGATCCAGCCCATGCACGATTAAATCCTCGTTCTCCGGGAGTAATAAAACGCATACCGGTAGGCAGTATCTGGGATAGACCACGAGTGCCTTGACCCATACCAACGCCTACTGAACGAGACATCATGATGGCAAACTTATCTGCATCAGCAAGTGCTGCTGACTTGAAACCTATTGCATCCATCTCTTTAACTGCTTCGTCAAAGTTGGTTCCGAATACTGTGTTATCAAAACGAGACCAACGAGTAGCAAACTTAGAGATTGCATTACCCTCTGGATTAGCAATCATCATTGAGATAAACTGCAATGGATGGTTGAACAGGGTTGTAGATCCACCAAGGAATGAACGAACCTGCATATCGCCGACATTTCGTAGAATGTATGAAACACGACCTACGAGAACTGTCTGCTTGAAGAATGAGTCGAATAGATCTGTGGTGATGTTTCTAAGCTGCTGAGCATTCTGTGACTGTGAAAAGAGATTTCTCATCTTTCCAGTCAGTTGTCTTATCTCATCGGTGCTTGGCCATTTAACAAAGTTTGCAAGTTGTGAGTCAATAAGTGGATCCAACTGTGTGAACTTTTGTGTCTTTCCAGCGATCTTAAATTCTCGTGTACCGATGTCCTTGCCAGCAACTTGTGCCAAGAACTTTCGGTTAGCATCCTGCTCCTTCTTAAATACTCGTGCTGCTTCTCCAAGCATACGGACTTGCTCTTCTGTTAGGTTAGGAGCCTTCTCCTTAACCAAAGACTTAAGGGTATCGATGAATACATTGAATCGTTCAGTCGATGTTTCGGCAGCCATCATTGCTCTTACGGCTGTCTTCTGTAGTTCAGGAGATGCCTTGAGGAATGGCAAGGTGTCGTTCATTTCCTTAACCAACTTATCAACATCGTCTAGATGGATAAGATTCTTGGTAGGTGCAAACCGTATGAACGGTGCAGTTACCTTATTGGTACGAAGAAATGATCGTGCTTCGTTCTCTGCGTTAAGCAGGAAGTTTGAGAAACCTGTGTGATGTAGTTTCAATGACTCAGGTGCATAGAAGCTTGACTTGAATTCAATGGCACGAGACTGTGCAGCAAGACCAATTCGAGTTCCACGAGATAGTTCTAGTCCAACCTCACTAGCAAGAAGCCCCATGACTTCCTTTTCGCTAGTTGCAGCAGCCAAACGCTTAGCAAGATCAACAGAGATGTTGCCATTCATTGCTCGCCATAGATCGTCATACTGCTCTGGGCCATAGTGAATCGCAATAAACTTAGCAGCGTTCTGACCCATTGGGCCAAAGAATGCTTTAGCAGCTTGCTGGTAATCAATGATCTGCTTACCGCCTACGGTCATAAGACCGAACTCTGCTTCCATCGCTAGAGCCTTGCGACCTCGAGCTTCTTCAAGAAGAATACGAGCCTCTTCATCAGACTTGACTCGATCTTGAACATACTTAAGGTTGTCTTTCCAAGCCTTCTCTGCTTTAGCAAGTTCCTTTTGGACACCTTTTGACACCTTACCTGCTTCAGCAAGCTGCTTGTTAATCTCAGCAAGTTGCTCCATGACAGTTAAGCGAGGTGCTGCGGCACCCTCTACAAGACCTGTAACCTGTTGAGTAATTGCACCCTTAGTTGTTAGTGCTTGTGGGCCAAGGTCGTTGATGTCAGGAGATGCAATAGCATCAGCCTTGAATCGACCAAAATCAGAAACCTTTGCATCAAATGGATCTACTGTTCGTGGGAAGTAAGCGAATCCGCCACCACCCATGCCACGAGTTGCACCTACATTCTCAAAGCCTTGGATACCGGCTTTTTCGTATGCAGCAAATAGTTGTTCTGTAATTCCAGCCTTCTGTGCTGACTGGATAAGTTCTGCGTGGGTTGCACCCGGTGTATCTATTACATCGAGAACAGTTTGCAACTTAGACTCTTGAATACCGGCAGCAGTTCCAATATCGATAAGGTTGGAACCAATCTCGTTAGATACACGAGTTGCCTGTGGTGAATCTCCAGCTTTGATAAGTGCAGTCCACTTGATAAGTCGTGGCTTCTGCTTTGCAGCTACACGAACTACAGCATCTACACCATTACGGATACCTTGGGTTGCTGCACGATCACCCTTCTTAAGGGCTGCTTCATCAAGTGTATGGATAAGTCCGGGAGCCAACTGCTCTTGTTCTTTAAGAACATTTCCTACACGGACTACTTCATCAAAACCTTTTTCATCAAGGATGCTTTGAACCGCTGCTGCACGACCAGCAGTATTGAGTTCAAGACGGTGAGCCATAAGGTCTTCAGCTTTACGAGCCTCACCAACCAACTGGCTTCTAGTATCTCCTGCTGCCTTAAGACCTGCAATTAAAGTGTCACGGCGTTGGCGTAGTTCACCAAATTCTGCATCTAATAAATCTGCTTCAGACTTTGCTTTGTAGTAAGTCTGGTATGTGTTATCTACCTTCTCGGCAATAGAGTTAAGATCATCTTGATGCTTGAGAATATCTGCCTCGAGCATATTGATGTCGCCAGATGCCGCTCTTGCTTCTGCACGAACCTTTGAGAGATCCTCCATGACATCTTCGACATCACGAGCCACAGCCTTGATCGGTGCTGCCTTCGCTTCTCTTGCACGAGCTGCGGCCTTTGGCCCAACACGAAGTGTTACGCCAAACTTTCCAGCTTCTTTACCGACCTTAAGTAAACCTACACCCGGTACATATGTGAGTGGGTCTGCCGCAAGGTTAAGAACGAATCCTGAAATAGCTTGGAATGTACGAGCTGCTTTAGTCTCTGGGTTATCGAATAATGCTTGAGTAAGTCCTGTGGAATATGTCCAAGGAACTCCACCCTTCATCGTAGGGCCGGCAGCAATCTTTGCCTTAAGTAAAGCTTTACCTACCGCAGAGTTTGGGTCTGCACCAAGAAAACCAGTACCTACATCAATCTTGCCAGTTTTGAAAAGGTTGATAAGAGCCTGTCCTGTTTGAGTCTCATCAAATGTATTTAATCCACCCTTACCAGATACACCGTTACGAACGGTTGCTTCAAGCATCTCGAATGGTGTAGATAGAAGCATGAATGCAGTACGAGTAAGTGGAGCTAGAAAGTCAGCAGGTGAACCCTTCTTTGCAGAGTTCTGTTCCTTGAGCTTTGCAGCAGCAGCGATAGCTGCATTACGCTGTGCATCGATCAATGCTGATCCATCAAGAGTCGTCAAAGCATTAGCAGTATTGCCACCGATAGGGGCTCCTGCCTTAGTAAGACCCATAACTGCACCAGCAGATGCTGTTGGATAAGCCTTAGCCATAGCGGCAAGTTGCTTTGCAAAATCAGGATTTAGATATTTAGATTCCTGTGCCTGTCGGTATGCATCGTAAGCGGCTGTACCTTCTTGGGGAACAGCAGCAAGAGATGCACCGAGACTACCTGCACCTAAAGTGCCTCCGGTTTTTCCTGCCATTAACGCTTCTCATAATCTAATCTTTGACCTAATCTCACCAAGTCTGGGTCTGGATATAGGGCAATAAGTTGACGGATAAGGGTAGCTGTCTCATCTGGAGCAGTAGGCGGAACAGGTAATACTTCATTACCCGGGCCAGCACCGAAACCTGCACCGTATGTAATCTCTTGATCCACATTGGGATTAGGTGTAGAGAAGTTTCTTTGTGGCATTGCAGGGGCAGCGATCATTCCACCTGCCATTGCAGCCAATGAACCAGTTTCTGTTGCTGCTAAAGGAACCTGTGTTTGGATCTGGTTGAGTTCTGTGTTCTCACCATATGCTCCACCGGTAATGGATTGTGCTGCTTGCCTACCTGTGTATGGGCCTTCAGCCATCTTTAGCCTCCATTTTTTCCATGTCTTTCGCCATCTTCTCCCACATATACTGCTTCTTTGCTTCGTTTACAGAATGTGAGTGTATAACCTTTGTTATCAATGCGAAGAAGTCTGCGAATGAATAACTTATTTTATATAGTAAATCTGCTATAGCGTATAAAAAATCTATTTTCTTTGCAGGGCGAGCCAAGACAAACATATCTTCGACTTCATCGAATTCTTCATCTGCCATTGACTCGCCCTATCTAAGAGTTGTTACTTAGCTTTCTTTCCTGCTGCTGATGCTGGCTTTCCAACTTCACCAAGCTTCTGCATTGCAGACTTGCCTGATGCAGACATCTTGCCCATGATTGGGCCAAGAACTGGAGCCTTAGCTACAGCACCCTTTTTTACTCCGAACATATTGCACCTCCAGATGCGTATTACGCCGCCCCAGTTAGGGCTGCTAAGAGATCCGCCATCGGTGGGGTTCCACCTTGTGCTAGATCTGTCCTGCGAGAGAACTGGCCGGGGCCAGCCACCATTTGGGAACCGGCAGCCGGGGCCGCTCCCGGAACCCCCATAGGGGGTTGCGAAGCACCGGGGGCCATCGCAGTCGCTGCCGGTTGTTCTACTGGAGCAAACGCTTTTGCAACGATTGACTCCAATGCTTGACCTTTTGCTCGACCTTCAATGATGTCGGCGAGCCTCTTAACAGCTTCTGTTGGATCCCCACCCTGAGTAGCAAGCATTGGTATTGCGTTTGCATACTGTGATACGGCTGTCCGTAGTGAGTCACGAAGTTCTTCGATATCGATTCGTTGTTCTTCTTGTGTGACATTGATTGAGAATGGAAGATTACGGCGGAGGAAGTCACGAGAAATCAACTTATCTCCACGAAGTTGCAATCCAAAGATTGCTGCACGGTTAGGATCAAGTCCTGCCATGAGACCATACTGGACATCTACTGTGTAATCACCGTTGATGTCTCGTGCTGGTGTGTACTTAAGCTCGTAAGGTGTTCCATCATCGGAACCACGAATAGTCTTCTGCGTAGATCCGAAGATCTGCTCATCTAGGCAGAATGCGATACCGATGAGATTTACAAAGAAGCGAGCAAAAACTGCCTGTGCTGCCTTGATTTGTGAATCAAAGCCACCCATAAGTGCCTGAACACCACGACCAGTAACGATGCTTGCATCAATCTGACCTGTTCGACCTTCCGGATAGCGAGAACCCATACGGAGTTCACGCTCAAGGTTCTGTGTTTCTGCGAAGACTCCGTTAGGTAGTTCGATAGGAACTCGGCGGATTCTCTCTGGGGTATTGGAACGGAGCAAAGCATCTGGGCCAAGTTGGAATTCTTGAACATCAGGTGGAATTGCAATCGGTGCATTAACTGACTTCTTAGCAGCTTCTAGTTGAAGCAAAGCAAAGCGAGCCTTAGCCATCTGCACAGGCAAAACATCATCGAACTGACCACGAGTTTGTCCATCAACTGTTGGTCGTTCTGCAATATCTACCAAAACTTTACCGAGAAGGTTAGGTGTATTGGTTAAAACTAAGTTATCCATGTCTGGAAGGAAGATCATGTCCTGATCTTTATCGTGATAACGAACCATTGTCATGGTTGTCTTCATGCGATACTTGCTCTGAATCTGAGATGCGAACTCTGGGTACTGATATGCCAGACTCTCTGAGTCAGACATGATGATTTGAGCCAATGAGACTACAGATCCAAAGCGATCCTTCTCAAAGTAAAGACCAAATGGGTTAAGTAGGCGGATGCGTGGGTTCTTAGTCTCGAAATCAATCTCGACCATACCTGCACAGAATCCGTATGTGTAGTACCAGTCTGCACCTGAATACATCTGAAGCTGTAGATCAGACTTATTGAGGTAGTGGTTTGCGATGCGTGTACGAATCTCAGCTTTTTTACGAGCTGAATCGGAAGTCATATTGGAAGATGAGCAGTTAACAGCAGGTAGTGGGGCAGTAACTTCTGCCAAGTCACGAGCTGCAATATCAACCATGTTAGCGATGAGTGGCTTCGGATACTCATCAGAGAACTGACCGAAGAAGACATCCTGCAAGTTACCTTGACGAACGGCTAAGACATCAGCCATTCTCCGGTCACGATCCATGTTGCGTGTCTTAAGGCGTTCAACCTTAGCTGCAACTTCTTGTTTCGAAAGCATTATTCTCCTTATGCCATTCGGCGTTCTGCGGCCCATTCGTCAAGATTAACGACCTGTCGCTTAGCGGCATCTGCTCGGGTGAGGAATTCATTATGTACAAATTTTCCGCCGTACTCACCGAATTGGCAGATTTCTCTTGCACGGATTTCACAGAACCACAGAGCCATAACAAGGTCTGTCTTGTTCTTTGTCTCTGGCGACCAAGTTACTAACTGGTCAATAAGCAGTCGGATGCCTTCGTGTCGGTCTGACGGTAAGTGCATCAAGTTATCTCGATGGTGCTTACCATTGGATTCAACGGTTCCAAATAAGGAAGCCATTGCAGCCACACCAAATCCAACATCCCACTTGT